GGTTAAAATTGCTTATGATAAGGGTGTGGAAGCGAAAACGGCTGCAGATGGTGCACAAAGCACGGCAAACGATGGCGTAGCAAAAGCGAAGATGGCACAAGCTGCAGCAGAGGCAGCTCAACGCACAGCAAATGATGGTGTAAGTAAGGCAACAACAGCTCAAAACACGGCAAATAGTGCGGTAACCAAAGCGGATAATGCTCAACAAGCGGCAGATAACGCTAACAACAACGCCAACAATCGTGTATCGAAATCGGGCGATACGATGACGGGCAATCTCACTGTGCCAAATCTTATCGTCAATGACCCAACAAATAATAACAACTTTGTACAAATCGGCGATGATACGAAGTTAATTGATGTTGACATGGGGCATACCGTTGGATTGCAAGCAGCAGACAATGCAAATGATGCCTACATTGCCTATGGAGCAACCAAAAAACGATTTGGTTTTGACGGTTTCAGATTTTATGCGGATAGCTCTATTTTCACTGCACAATATGGACATGGTAGTTATGCGGCACAATATACGAGTAATGCACCGTATATGGTGGAAGAATCAGGCTCGGCTACAAGGGATACTTACCACCCATTTATCAAAGGACGAGTGCGTAAGCATGGGCAATATGGCACTGCATTTTCTTTTGGTTACACAACTAGACAAGGCGCTGGAGATGGATTTGGGCGCGGGATTATCCACCTTATTGAGGATAATGGGAAAAATATAGCCTGGAACTTTGAACATAACGGAGATTTTGTTGCGCCTGGTGATGTACTAACTGCAAGAGGAAAATCGTTAAATAATGCAACACAATTGTCGGATTTCACTTACCAAAGAATCGGCAACTTTGAGATTCGAAAATATCCAGATGGGACGATGATTCAGACGTATGCTGTCGAAATAGCGAATAAAAATACTCAAAAATGGAGTGAGCATTTTAATTGGGCAGTCGCTTTCGCTAGCACCCCTACAGTTATTCCTATTCTAGCAGGAATAACAGACGATACAAATGCTACGGACACGTACATTTTATACAATAAAACCTTGAGCAGTAACACAAAATGTGTGTATCACACACACGAATACTCTTGGCACGGAACGAAACTTCTGGCTGAATTTACAGCTATTGGGAGATGGAAATAATGACAATGTATTTTAAAGACGGCTTTTTTGATGATTCTTATGGCGGTTTTGTGCCAGAAGGTGCGGTAGAAATTAGCCAAGATAAATATATTGAGCTACTTAACGGACAAGCTCAAGGTAAACAAATTGTCAGCAACAAACAGGGCGAGCCGGTGTTGATTGAGCTGCAACCGAGCCCCGCACACGAATTAAATCTTGATACGCTCAGCTGGGAAATTTCAGCCGAAAAACAAACCGCACTTTTTGCACAACAAAAAGAAGGCTTACTCAATAAGCTAGCAGATAAAGCCGATAAGCTCAAATCAGGCTTACTGGTCGGCTACCCACAAACCGAAATTGAGAGTTTCTATCGCCAAGAGAAAGAGGCACTGGCAAAACAAGCGAACCCCAAAGCTGAAACGCCGATGTTGGAACAAATTGCTCGCGTGCGTGGCGTGCCGTTAGATTTGCTGATTGAGAAAGTGATTGAGAAATCGAACCAATTTGCGGTTGCCATCGGTATTATTATTGGTAAAAGACAGCAATTTGAAGACCGCTTGTTGGCTTTAAAAACCCCTGAGGAATTAACCGCACTTGAACAGGAGATTGAGCAATGGCAATTCCAAACAAATTAAAATGCTATGGCTATCACGTGATTATTGCCTTAGACCAACTGTTTAACGCCTTAACGGGCGGTGCAGCGGACGAGACACTTTCCAGTCGCACTTATCGCGGTGCTATTTTAGCGGATAAACCGAAAAAACGCTGGCGTGTGCTTTATCGCCTTATCAATGGTTTATTTTTTGATGCGAACCATTGTAAAGCATCCTATGAGAGTGAGTTGTCAGGCAAACAGCACGATAAGCGGTTTAGTGAGGTGCATCATGCAAGAAATTAACTTCGATTGGATTCGGGGAGATGATGAGACAGAAACCTTGGTGTTTACTGATGAGCAAAATCAACCGCTTGATTTCATGGGGAGTCGCTTTGATTGCGATATTCGCCCTGCAGGTGGAGAGCCGATTCGTCTTTCGACGGTAAGCGGTGAAATTTTGGTGGTAAATAACGAAATCACACTGATTTTTGCTCATCAGAAAAGCGAACAGGCGACATGGTCGCAAGCGAAGTGGGATTTGCAACAAACTACCCCGCAAGGCTTAGTCAAAACCCTGTGCGGGGGAAGGATAACCCTCCGTAAGGATATTACCTATGACGTGTCTCAACGCTAAACCAAAAAACAAAATCAAGGTGCAATTGCAATCTAAGCCCATTATTTCCGCTGTGCTCAAACCTAAAACTAAAATTAATATCACGGTAGCGAAAGGGTTTAAGGTGATACAAGCCGAAAATCCCATTATTCCAACGCTACCTGATTTAATTCTCAACTACAAAATAGGACGACTATGACAACACAAACTATCCAACAATTATTAACCGATTTTGCAACTTACTTAGGCGAACAAGATAAAGCGATTTTGGCTCAAATTGATGCTAAGGTTACCCAGCTTAAAAATGACCTGTTAGGCGGTGAGGTATCAGCCGATTTAGATACATTCCGCGAGCTTGCAGAAGAGTTACGCAAACTCAAAGCAAGCGGAAGCAGTGCGCCTGAGGCATTAACCAGCAAACTGACGGAATTTAAACAGAGTTTAGATGGCGTGATTGAGCAAATTAACGCCTTAAAAGCAATGGACTTAAAGGCAGCTTATCAAAAAGGAAAAAACAGCTAATGAGCCTTTTAGAACAATTGCCAGAGGTCATCGAGCAAATTGGGAGGGATATTAAAGCTCTAACTGTTGTGCTTGGTAGCGGTCGCCCCGATAAGCCCGAAACAACGAGCGGAAAAATAACGGGGAATGAGCCTAACGGCACGATTTACGAATCATCAGATGGTGGTCGAGTAGGTGCATGGAAATGGCAAAAACGGAATGGGAAATGGGTGGTTACCGATGGTGATACAGGTTTAGTTAATGCTGTAACAAAAAACCTAAAGCCTGGAGCTTATATTAAATTCCGCAGGCAAGGCAACTTTGTGACTTGTCACATGGGGGGGCTGTCTTGGGGGCTGTTTGGTTATTTAGGCAAAACAGAAAAAGGGTATCTACCAAGACAGCCAGGAAGGGTTGAAGTTATTGGTACAAGTGGGATTCCTCTTGGCTTTAGAGCTGATGACTCTTGTGGATTTAGCTTATATGATGATGATACAAATAGAGCCGTTGCAGGTATTTATGTGGGAGGGGTCGGCGACTCTAATTTCATGCGGTTTACCCCATACCACGCCGACCCTAAAATAAAAGGCAATGAGGCAATTCCTGATATTGGGCCAAAAAATCTAAGACCGCCCGCTATGATGTGGACAACATCCGACCCTTGGCCAGATAGAATTTAAGACAAACGGCAGGTAATTCTGCCGTTTTTATATATCTAAAATAAACGGATACTGCAAAATGAAATTAAACGACGGTTTAACATCACTTGCGACCAATTTGGGCAAACGCCAAGAAATGGCTCGCTATACACAGAGTAACGATTTAACCAGAGATATTGTTCAGCTTGAAGCGTTGTGGCAAGAAAGTTGGATCGTGCAGAAAATTTGCCGCAAGAAGGCACAAGATATGACCCGCCGCTGGCGTGAAATTACCTCTAACGATTTAGATGGTACACAGTTAGAAAAAATTGACCGCTTGGAGCGTAAATTAAAGCTCAAAGAAACGCTTGAGCAAGCACTAATTTGGGCAAGTCTTTATGGTGGTGTGGCGATTTTGGTATTGACCGAAAAATCAACCATAACGCCGCTTGAGTCAAGTCAAACCATTGAACGCTTGGTATTGCTGCGTAAAGATATGGTGGCTGGGTTCGGCTCGCTTAACAATAACATTTTTGATGATAACTACGGTAAGTTCGACCAATACAAAGTCAATGGCTCGCTTGATGTACATCATTCCCGTCTGATTATTATCAATGGCACGCCTCGTCCACCTAAACGCTTTGCAGATAGCGAAATTTGGGGGCTTTCCGATTTAGAAGCGGTTTATACCGTTCTCAAGCGTTTTGATTTGATTAGCACCAACACAGGCGACTTAATTACTGAAAGCAAAGTTGATGTATTTAAGATGGAAGGCTTAACCGACCGCATTGCCGCAGGTATGGAAGAGCAGATTGCCAAAACCGTGGAAATGGTGCAACTGATTAAATCAAGCACGAATACGTTATTGTTGGATAAAGAGAACGAATACGAACAAAAAGAGCTTGGATTTAGTGGCTTACGCGATTTATTAGTTGAATTTCGTAACGCGGTGGCAGGTGCGGCAGATATGCCAGTTACCATTTTATTTGGGCAATCTGCTGCGGGGTTTGCTAGTGGTGAGGAGGATATTCAAAACTATCACGAGAGCATTCACGCCTTGCAAGAGAGCCGTTTACGCCCTGTGTTTGACCGTTTAGATCCGATTTTATGCCAAATGGCATTAGGCTTTGAACCTGCAGACTTTTGGTTTGAATTTAATTCCCTCCAAGAAATGACGGTGGAGCAAAAAATCACGGCATTAAATAGCTTTGCGACGGCAACCAATGTACTGATTGAACGTGGTGTGCTAACAGAACAACAGGTCGCCAATGAATTAAAAGAGAGTGGTTTGTTTAATAGCATTTCAACAGAAGATGTTGATCAAATTCACGTAGAAAGCGAATTTTAACAGCCATTTTACCCAAAACAAAAACCCGAAGTGTTCGCAGCACTTCGGGTTTTTTATTTACCCCTTAAATAGACTAAGGAGCAATTTTGAATGAATGATAAACGATTTACGTTTAAATTTCTAGGAGTTCTTATGGAAGCAATTAACATCACACCCAAAGAAATTCGTAAAACAATGTGGACAGCAGCGATCATACTTTTTCTGTTTGCCCTTATTTGGAAAACCCCTGAAATCATTACCGCAATCCGATGGTGGTAACAGAAAACACAAAGCCCCGAATAATTCGCCGTTATTCGGGGCTTTTCATTCCAACTTCCTAAACAAGAAGGAACAAATCTTGAGTAATTATAGCAAAACCAAATTAAAAATACACCCAAAAGAGGGATTAGAAATGGAAACTTACGCAACACCTTTTATTAAAACAGCGATTGGCATTGCCATTATTCTGATTGCTTTAGCAATTTTGGCTTTAGGTATTACACCGCTGGTCAATGTGTTAATCGAATTGATGAAATAACCGCTAGATTGTTCTAACCTCAATGGTGATAACGATGATTTTAAACTTGCCCGAACTTCTTAAAAATCAACCAAAACACAAAATAAACCTCCATTTTAAACCTGGTAAAACAAGTCTTCGCACGGAGCTTTGGTATCGTAATGAATTATTGGCTCTTGTGCGTAAATTTCGCCAAGTGGTCGAATCTGAGGATTTTTTTGCGAATGAAGTGAATTTAAATGATGGCAAATTCAATGATGATGCCAGTAAAGATTTTGATGCCGATCGTTTTTTGAAAGCGGCAGAAAAATTGAGTAAAGCCGATATTGATAGCGTGGCAAAGAAAATCGCACAAGGATTACTTATTCGGGGTAACGCTCAAAATATCCAAGAAGTCGAAAAAGATTTAAAACGACAAACAAGGGTTGATCTGCAAGGTTATCTCCATAACAGCGGTAAAGTAGCCGAAAAATTGGAGCAATTAACTACGGCTAACGTGCAGCTGATTAAATCGATTCACAGTCAATACCTCGATAAAATTCAAGCAGCGGTAATGCAAGCTCAAGTAAAAGGCACGCTTACCAAAGACCTTGCAAAACAAATCCAAGAAATCGGCGGCGTAACCGAAAAGCGGGCGAAACTGATTGCTCGCGACCAATCAGCCAAAATCAATGCTAGCCTCACACGTGCCAGACACGAAGAGATGGGAATTAAACAGTACATTTGGAGTACATCAGGCGATGAGCGTGTGCGTGATAGCCACGCAGAAAATGATGGCAAGATTTTTAGTTATGATGATCCACCTCCAACAGGACATCCCGGTGATGAAATTAATTGCCGATGCGTAGCAATTCCTTATTTTGGGGATAAGGTTGAACAGAAAGCGGAAGAGGTTGAGCAAAGTCAAGAAATTGAGCGTAAGCAGGAAGAGTTGCAATTTGTTGAACAAATGCTTGGCGAGGAAGAAAGCAATAAAGCACGTGACAGATTAAATACGGCAAGTGAATTTATTAAACAACACAAATTAAGCCAAAATGAGGCATTAAGTGTGATTGGTTATACTGGTAACTTTTACAAAGACTTTAATCAAGCATTTAGAGTGGGTAAGGTTACACCTAAAATAGCTCGCTACGAATCATTATTGAATACTGCGCTTGAAAAATTACCGAAGTTTAGCGGGATTTCATATAGAGCAGTGCAGAAATTATCTAAGGAAGATTTAGCACGATACAAGGAAGGGGAAGTTGTAACAGAACCATTTTTTGTTAGCACGAGTGAACTTAAGAAAGTTCAAGGGTTTGGTGGGAAAGTTAGATTCGAAATTTATGGGAAAAACGGTCGGAAAGTAGAGAATTTGTCTTTATATCCCAGCGAGAAAGAAGTATTATTCAAATCTAATAGTCATTTTTTTGTAACTAAAGTAAGCACCAAAGGCTTATTGTGGTGGAAGATGACAGTAATTGAATTACTAGAGGTGTAATATGGCAAGCGTTTTAGATTTTCCTATTGAGAAACAAAAGGAATTTGCTAAAAAATGCGGTTATTCCGATTTCTTATTATGGCAAAAAGATGTGCGTACACAACTTGAAGAATCTGAGCGAAATTCGAAAGAAATTGAATCATCAACCTTATCAAAAGAAGAAGTCGCAAGAATGATTAACGATTTGCGAACCAATCCTTATGCGATTGAATATTATCGACGTGTTACAGATAATTATGATTTAACTGTTGAAGAACAAATTGCACACTTAGAGCGTGTTGCGAGATAAAAATTTACTAACCTCACAAATATAACAAACCCCGAAGCGTTACCAGCACTTCGGGGTTTTCTATTTTTTAAATTAGCAAGACACTAATATGGAAGATATTTTAAAACTAATTATCCCTCTACTCAAGGAGTTGTTGATGAAACATTCAATTTGGTCTATTTCACTTGCAGTATCAATCCCTATTTTATTTTTTGTTTCAGCGGATTTATTACGTGCAGTTATTGAGCTAATTAAGTTAATAACAGCATAAAACTTAAATTGTATTGAAAAACAAACCCCGAAGCGTTTGCAGCACTTCGGGTTTTTTATTTACCCCTTAAATAGGCTAAGGAGCAATTTTGAATGAATGATAAATTAAACAAATGGAGAACCTCCAAATGCAGATAGATTTTAACTTAATGGAGGGGATTTGTAAAATGTTAGAAGTGATTGATAAATCGGATAAAGCGAGAAAATTTGCTTATGTGGTTTTATTTTTAGGTTTCATTTTGGGAACGTATTGGCTTGCCCCTAATTTTTTGAAAGCCGTTGCAGATTTTATCTTGACGATGAAAAATAGTTAGAGTACTATTCCCCCATAGGTGTCGAAACCTTCAAAAACATAGCGGAAATCCGCACCCGTCAGACAAGCGGTTTTTTTGTATCTAAATTTTGCAGATCGTTTTCCTTACCATTAAAGCGATTTGGAAACTCAATGTCGAGAGGGCGGAGAATACAATACCCGAAAGGGGAATAATCCCAGCCGTTCTATGTTTCGGTTTTCGAACCTCTCGGCACCCTATTAAATAGGGTAAATTTCGAAAATAAAAATATAGGAGCAGACTTATGTCTAATCAAATTACTACTCAAACTATTTCTTTTCACGGTTCAGATCTTATTACTTTAAAAGTTGAAGATGTCATCTATACAGCAGTAAAACCTATTGTTAAAGCTATGGGGTTAGACTGGGGTGGTCAACAACAAAAATTAAGTAAATCAAATGATAGATTCAACTGTAGAGATATCTCCATGGTTGCTAAAGACGGCAAGATTCGTGAAATGCTTTGTATGCCCCTTAAAAAACTCAACGGCTGGCTATTTAGCATTAACCCTGAAAAAGTAAGAGCAGACTTGCGAGAAAAAGTAATCCAATATCAAGAAGAATGTTTTGAAGCGCTCTACAACTACTGGCACTTTGGAAAAGCCGAACGCACGATTAACCCAGAACAACAGCAAGCAATCCAAGAGGCAGTCGTGAAAGCTCATCACCGTACTGGAATGAGTTACGCAGAAATCTATCGCCAACTTAAAAGTCTGTTTAAAGTGGGCAAATACGACCAGCTCAAACCCTCACAATTTGAAGGTGCCATCAACTTTCTAACCACACTCGGCAACAGCTACGCCCCGATTGACCGAATGGATAATCTGGAGCTAACCGAACAAGAATGGCTCGACTGGCAGAACTTCTACTATGCCGTCACAAGATTTTCCGAAAGCGTAGAAACCTTAATGCACGCATTACGCCCATTCCGTAGTCATCAGCAAAACAGCGTAGAATTTAACTTGGACGTGGTTCAGCGATATATTCGCACCACCAACCCAGCCGTCAGAAAAATTAACGACCGCATCAACTGCACCAATCGCCGACCGCTTGCAATCGGACACTACAACGAATCCGCAACCTCAGTCGCAGTATTTAAATAATCCTTAAATATTCAACCGACCTCACCTGAAACAACGTGAGGCGGTTTCCCACACCCAAAATTTGAGGAATACACCATGACTGAAAAACAACTCCGCCTACAAATCAAATGGTACTGGCACAACTTCGCCCAAACAGGCAACATCAAATACTGGTACAAAGGCTACAACGCCTTCAACCAACTCGCAAAACTGCTCGGCTTATAATTCGTAAACCACAGCTAAAAAAAGACCGCTTGTGAACCATCGTAAGCGGCTTTTGGCGTGCTTGCAGTTTATAATAAAATTTTTAATTTAAGGAATTTACAGATGAAAGTTAATATCCAGCTTCAAAGTGCAGTACTTGCAGAACTCGCTGCTAAATTAGAGAGCGCTAAAGCAAAAGGCGCCTATGTTGGTATCCCCTCCGAATCTGATGAACCTGTTGAGGACGGCAAAGAATTTAATTTAGCATCGTTGGCCGCAGTGCTTGAGTTTGGAAATGAGCGTATTCCAAGCCGTCCTTTTTTACGCCAAACACTTGCAGAAAATAAAGAAAAATACACCGCTTTATTTATCCAGTTGTTTGGGCAGGGCGTTGCAGTCGAGCAGATTTATCAGCAAATCGCCTTAATGGCTCAAGGCGATGTACAGTTGAACATTGATAAAGGAAATTGGGTTGCCAACGCACAAAGCACGATCAAGCGTAAAAAATCGAGTAAACCACTAATTGATACAGGTAGATTGCGTCAATCCATTGTAGGCGTTGTGAGAGATGAAACATCAACGTAAACGATGATACCCTACATTGTGCAGGTTTAACTGTGTTTTATCAATAAAGACAAACCCACGCCCAATTAACAATCCTTCCAAATAAGCTATACCGCTAATACGTGCAGTATTTAATTTACTTGCTCTAATATTTAAGCTGTCGCAAATCTGCTTTTCAGAAAAGCCCTGACAGTATAACGCCATCACCACCTGAAAATTTAACAGACTGCTTTGTTTGAGCCTCATTACAGCTTGCTCAATAACCAAACATTCCGCATCGCTAAAATGCACCAGATACCCTCTGCTTTTCTTAGGTGGATTGGGAATGCTGATTGTTTCTCGATAAAACTCCGTGCCAATTCGTTGTAACGCCCACTGGGCCGCCCATTTTGCCAATAAATCTTTGACTGTGCCCACAAACTTCATCTATTTCAACTCCTTACACTTCGCCTTATACACCTTGATTAAATCCTTGATTTCTTCAACCGACAACTTCAGCGGTGGATGGTCTTTGCGTTCTAAAAACTCCACCCGGTCCAGCCCAATTTTCTCAATCAGCCCCAACCGATACTCTAAAATGTTACCGCTCAGGTGCGAGTTACAGGCAGAACATTGCTTGTGGGCGTTATCCTCATTAAACCGCAATTCAGGACAAGCCCCCACGCTGCGATAATGCCCTGCGTGATATTGCCCTTTGTGATAGCGACCACATGAAATGCACGGTAAATCCACATCACGCAATCGAATAAATTCATTGAACACACGCTGTAAATCTTTCAGCCAATCGGAACGGCTTTTTAGTTTCTCTTTCCGCTCACGCATACGACGGCTGGCTTCCAAGCGGTCAGCTTTTTCTAGTTTTTTGCGTTTTTCTTCCGCTTTCCGCTTACCCATCGCCATTGCACACTTCACGGAGCAAACCTGCTGTATGGAGCGGAATTTTGTATAGTATTCGCCACATTCTTTACATTTATGCTGTTTGGGTGGTTTATTTCTTACCACTTAACACCTCCAACGCATAAGCAAAAAGAAGCGTACTCACGCCAGCACCAATAAAAATCAAACACATACCTAAACCAATCCAGAAAAAATCCATCTAAAACCCCATCAACTGACTAATTTTATTCTCCAACGCCCATTCGTCTTGATAGACATTGCAGAGCGTTTCATTCCAAATCACACCAAATACGCCTTTGTAAATTTCGTTGAATTTCTCTTGTGGACAATTATCAAAAGAAATCGACCACCGCTCTTTCAGCGTGCCACCATCTGCACTCGGCTTGATGTCGTAAAAGCCCGCTTGCTTCATAACGTGGTTTAAATATGCCTCAAGCGTTTTCATCCCCTCGTAATCGAGTTTTTCACGGCGATGCTTGGTAATACGTTCCGCCAAACTATCCAGAAAATCCCGTAACCAGGTTCTAAGCGTATCGGTGGGCATAATTTTACTTACGCCCTTATACACCTCATCGCAAATCCACACCTCCATATCCGACATTACCTGAAATTTCGGTTGCCAATATTCAAAGCCCGTGTCTAGCAGAGCAAAGAACTTTTTGTGGTGCTGATAGTTGCGGTTATTGCTCATCGGCATAATCTTTACCGCACAGCCAACCGGTAAATTTTTCAACAAATTGCGGTCGTATTCCGTTTCCGCAACCACTGCACCGTTAGGGTATTTCACCGCAAGGATTTCAGTTTTGCGTTTAACTTTGCTTGCCATCTTGTCCTCAATGCAAAAACTCACAGCTAAAATAGTTCGCTTGTTCGCCATCAAATGGACAATCTGCTAAATGACGCACCGCAAATTGTTTTCCGAAAATCGATTTTGCAATCTTGCTACTTTTCTTCAAATTCGCCTTACCATCGATTGAAATTGACACCGTCAGATTAGAACCCAGCCAACTGCAAACAAAGGTTTCATACTGCTTGCCATTTCGGTAGGCATAGACCATAACCCCTTCTGATTTTGGGTGAATGACCACGCCCGCTTTCTGTAATAATTGCTTTACTAGCTCAATGTTGCTGTTATTACTCATAACCACCTACCTTCTTCACAAAATCCAGACTTACCGACCGCTGCACAAAATCTTCCATTGTTGGATCGAACACCACAATCATCTGTCCTTTACTGTTTCCCTTGATTTCCTTGCCCGTAACAGGGTTAATAAACGCTATGCGACCACCGACAAGATCAATCACCTCATTTGCCACACCGTGAACGCATTGCTGATACCACTGCGTAGATTTGTCGTTGTTAAGTAACATCACCACTAAATGCCCTGCATCACGCAAGCGTTTTGCCTGCTGCAAAAATGGCGTAACGTCGGAGTAAGGGGGATTGACGAAAATACTATGTGAACCGCTCCCCCAATCACTTAAAAACTCTGGCAAACCATCGGCTAGAAAATCCGTTGCAACGTTCAAATAATCCCGATCTCCGCCAGATTTCGCACCAATCCAATGCCCGAATTTTTTATTTTGCAAAGTCGCACAGCCGTCCATACTGCAACGCCAACGTTTACCCACCCACTGGGTTAAGTATTGAGGCGTTTGCCAAGTGTTGCGGTCAAATTCTTGTTCTTTAACCATTCCAACCTTCCTGTTTCATACTTCTCCGCTTTCTCAATTCCGCTTCCACCAATGGATGAGCGGGGATATATTCCTTCGGCTTTTCAATCGCCATTGCTCTTGGTGGGATTTGCTCGCCGCTTAAAATTCGCTTTGCCATCGAATCCAACGCCAATTGAGCTTGATTCTTAAGTGTGCTTTCTTGCCACAAATACCGCCGTTCTCGACGATACAAATCGGTAATCAACCAGTATTCCGCATCGCTTTTGAACGAGAATTTGTCAGCTTCCTCAAGTCCATAGGCGGAAAAGTGATTTAACCGCTTGAGTAGTTTTTCGAGCGTTGGCAAACCTAACTGAGTGTAATCAACCACCTTGCACCAACCGATAAATTTCCCCACACTTGGTACAAAATCATCTTCCTTCGCTCGCAAGGCTTTCATACCCTGTTTAACTTGCTCAACGGTTGTAATCCCGTTTTCTGCAAAGCCTAAAATCCATTGTTGCTTAGCCGTTGCCACTTGCTCAGCGGTGTAATACGATAATCTCGGACAACTCGCCAGCAACTGCTCGAACACTCGATTTACCAAGCGTTCAGCTGTCTCGTTCACAAGCGGTCGATTTTGCGTGATAGTTTGCAACTGGCTCATAGCACGTTCTCCCACGCCTCAGCGGTATTCCATTCCATGCTCAGGTTATCCCCACGAGGTTTAGCTTGGCGGTTGCGTTGCAATACCAGCACATCCCATTTCTCTCGCAACTTGCGAGGGCTGAGAATGTTTGCTTGCCAGAAACGGTCTTGATTTGCCCACTCGAACAACTCAATGATTTCAGGATGGCTCTTGCCATCTCGCTCTCCTAGCAATCGGATATCATTCGCCCACGCTTCAAAATTCGGTTGCTTGTGATTAGGGTTGAGTTTTTGAATGCGAGCAAACATCTCTTTCGCCATCGCCAAATCCATGTCAGAAAAACTGAATTTTTTGGCAGGCGAAGTTGCAGGCGTTTTCGTCTGCAACGATAAATCAATATGGTTAATTGATTGGTTAATAGAGTGATTGGTTATGGGTGAAATATTTTCACTAGGGGGTAGTGAACCATTTTCACTAGGGGGTGAAATTTGTTCACTAGGGGGTGCAATATTTTCACTACCCTTTTCAAGGTGCAAAATGTACAAATTCGAACTTGAACCGTCCTGATTTTTGCGTGATTTTTTCTCCACCAATCCCATTTTGATAAGTGCATCGATATGTGAAATCACAGAACGACGACTTACCTCGCAATGATCTGCAATATGCTGATAACTTGGAAAGCATTCGCCTTTATCATTCGCATTGTCCGCTAATTTCAGCAACACCAATTTACGAGTAGGATTGCCCACTTTTAATTTCATTGCCTGAGCGGTTAATAACATACTCATAATCCCACCGCCTTATCTTGTGTAAATTCACCGTTCCAATTGGATTTCATTGTTAATTTCTGTTGCGTGTACCACTTATAAATTTTGGCTGCCCCTTTTTGTAGCAACACAGGGCGATAAGTGAAAAATGGCTCTTTGCCGTGTGGTGAAATAGGCACAGGCTCTTCCGTCATATAGCGATCACGTGCGTAAGAAGTCACCCGCCAATCATTATTGCCATCTTTGTAAAGCCATTTCACCTGCTGCAAATGATCGTTAATTTTCTGAGAATTCACACCATTCAAGCCTTTCGCAAATTGCGGTGCAGTGATGCCATTGCGGAAATAACTTTCCATTGAGGTAATCTGTGTTGATTGCTGCTGGTTCTCGAGCAACAACGCCTGTTTTTGCTCTTCCAAATCTGCTGCTAAACGCAAGGCTTCCGCAAAAGTCCGCGGTAATTGCACCGCTTGTTGAGCTTCCAGTTCTTGCCAGCGGTCAACCAGACGAGCGGTAAATTCTGGTGAAAGCTGTGCAACTACAATGTAAGTATCGCGTTTCTCAAGATGATATTCGTAATACTGTTGTCCGTTTTGTTCGTGGGTGTACACCATTGGTGCATACCCCTTAATAACACCTTTCTCAATTAGTCGCTCAATAGAACGACACACAACTGAATGGCGGTTAGAAATAATTTCCGCAATCTCACGACTACTCATCGTTAAGCTTGCATTTTTTTCTGTAATCGGTAATAATTCTGTCGCTTTCATAAA